AAAGTAGTCGCCAGCCGCAACAGTGAATATCTGCGTGCGCGATGTGACAACCGTGGCGTTGTTTCGGTGAAGGGCCGTTGTCATTGCGCTGTCGGCTATGTTTGTCCCGTTCACGCTTGGCCAGAAGTAGAAGTGAACCGTGCTGGCTGATGTCGATGATATTTGCGCGGAAAACGATACAACATATTGGCCAGCTTCCTCAAACACGATGCGCGACGCTGGCGTTCCTTGCGTGATGCCGTCATTACCAGCAAGCGCGTCATATGTCAGCTTGTACGCCGTGTTGGCAGCAGCAGGGGTGACGTCTGCCGTCAGAATGAAGTCAGCATGGCCATCTTCCAGAACGATCTGCCGAAACTCGCCATTTTTCGACACGACAGGGTAGCCGTTTACGTTATCCCATAGGATGACGCCGTTTTCGGCGGGGCTGCTGTCAGGCGTCTTAAAGCCCAGCTTGTACAAGTTTTGCGTCAGATAACGCGTCAGGCCACGCCCCCATTGGCGCAGATCCTCGCCTATCGCTGGGAGTATTGGCGATGACATTATCTACGCCCCGCCGGTTTTATATCAACGCGCATATTGCCAACGCGCCACGGTGCCAGCTTAGCGCCCTCAACGCGCATACGCATTTGGCGGCCAGCGAAGCGGACAGATGTCGGGTTGTTGGGGGTGTACGGCCCGTGGCTGCTTTCGTCGCCGTTGGGGTAGAAGCGTGTCTTAAATGTCACGTTTACGTCGCCTTGCGTTTCCTCGTCTGGAATGAGCTTGGTGACATGCGCAGTCTGGTCGCCATTGCCAATAGAAAACGGGCCGCTTTCCGCGAAGACCGCGCCGCTGTCTACGTTTAGCCCGACTTCGTGGTCATATATGTCACTGTCGGCATTGTGGCCCGCCATGAACGGGTAACGAAAAACGCCACGCTCTGTGCCTGACGTGCGCGCCAAGTTGCCGATTAGCCAATGGCGCTCGGTGTAGTCGTAAGCCACATATCTGTCGATCTCGGTGCTGTTTTCGGAGCAGTAGAACCACCACACCTCCCCGAATTGGCCGTTAGCAAAGCCCCACACCTTAGACTGCTGCGCTTGGTTGAAGTCGCCGAAGACGTAGTCATGCACGTCGCATGGAAGCTCGCGCACGCTGTTGCCGTCGAAATAGAAGAACCCGCGCTGGCCCATGTAGAACACGCCCAGATCCGTATCTACAGCAGACTTGCGCGATATGGCCCCGCACGAGGTGCCGACGCGGCTGAACGAGTAGATGAATGGCGGGCCCGCATATACAGCAGCGTGGCAGTCTGTGTCTGTTATGACCAGAGTTTGCCCCTTCGTGCGGATCGCCTGCATTATCTGGCCAGACGTCTGCAGGATCTGCGAGCCAGCTTGGTTCGTGGACGCGGGTGTCCATAGCGTGTTATTTTCTTGGTCACACCATGACACTGTACGCGGGTTGCCGCCCGCGCCCAGCGCGAAGATAAAGCGTTCTTCTGTGACCAGCAAGCCCAGATTACTCGTCGGGGCGTTTGCAATTACAGCAGCCTTCGCGGCTGGGTTTAGTTGCCACTCGAGCAGGCGTCCGTCGTCTTTCGAGCAGGCCACGAGGTATTCGCCAAAATTGTCGATTGACCAAGTGGTGGCTTCTTCTGGGATCGCGTTTTCGTTTTGCTGTATCGGCTGTCCATAGAAGCCGTCGCCATAGAATCCGTAGCCGTAACCCGTTTCGACTTCCGCGTCTTCACGGCCCGTCGTCAAATCGGTCGGGGCGATGTCATATGTCGTGCCGTTCCCCGTCATGGCTTTTAGTTCGCTATATGAACCGCCAGCCAAATAAGCCGTGCCGGTGTTTGACTCCCATGTGTGCATCCCGCGCACAGGGTTTGTGCTGAATGACGCTTTGCGCTCCTGCCAGCCGCCGATTGGGCGCAAGCTGTTATCACGCCACCTGACCAAGCTGCCATCGCGCCACCGGCCAGACTGCTCTAAATCAGTTCCGTTGCGGTAAAATCCGGCGGGGATGTCTAACGGCACTAAAGTCATCTAGTAACCCAAGGCCATGTATTGAAAAGTAATGGTTCCAGAATAGCTATCCTCGCGGTTTACAAGAAAGTTTGTCCGGCTAACGCTTTTAGTCAAAACCTCCCCGCCTACTATGCAAACAAAACATGCATTACTAAACGCGGATGTAAAGTTTACGGTCTGGTCACCGTCAGTGGTGCTTGAAAATGAACCATAGCGGATCTGAAGTCCACCAGAGCCATCCGTCCAAGCTTTACTGGAGGTGTTGAGGGTGTTTCCGGTTGGAATAGACAGTGCCTTAGAACCAATGCTGGTGACATGACCGTAGCCATCTAAGGAGATGTCTTGGATAACCGTGTTACCGCCGTTATTCACACTGCCTTGGGAGGAGGTGTCAGAGTGGCTAATGGTGCGGTCGGCAGTCAGGTTGCCACCACCAGTTAGACCGCCGCCTGCACTGATGGTTCTGGATGTGGGCGCTTTAGCGTTCAACTGCGTCTGGATGTTGCTGCTTACACCGTCCGTGTAGTTAAGCTCTGCCGTTGTAGCCGTGACGCCATCCATCTTATTTAGCTCTGCCGCTGATGCAGAAACAGCAGTGCCGCCGACCTTCCAGCTTCCTTCTGTCAAATCTGGGGTGCTGGCGGTGTCACCGTTAAGAACGTCAACAACGTCATCAAGCGCCGTGTTGATCGTGGTTCCCCAAGTATTCTCTGAGCCGCCAACGGTAGGTTTGGTTATGCTAATGGTCATGTCAAAATCCTCAATGCTTACACGACTATACTACTTTACGCGCCAGCCGTCCACGTCTGCTCGACGTCACACCATCAGCTCAAAATGTGGGGCGTCAATGAAGGGCCTCCGGTTCTGGCCGCGACGCGTGTCGATGTAATCGTTCATCGCGCTTTCCATCGTGCCATCCCACTGTGCTATATTTGGCACAGTCCACGCGGCACCCCACCTGATTGGTACGTCCACCTCACGCGCAGCTTCTGCCATCGCGTCTGCGATGTCGTCATACAGATTAAGCTCCCACGATCCACGCGGGCCGCAGTAAGCGAGCAGATCGACGGCCAACCCGTCTATGTGCTTCGACTTCATCGTCTGCGACGCGCCGCTTTTCACAAGCTCGCGCTGCTCCTCGATGGTGCGAAGCCCGCAGATGACGCCGAAGTCGATCTTGGTTCTGTGGATTGCGCTGTGGACGACAGCCGCCATGCGCTCGTCTACGCCTGACAGCTTATCGCGGCTGCGTGCTGATAGTTTAAACGTCATTTTGCTACCCTCTTAACCTTTTCATATGATCTCATGCCCGCCAATCCGAGCATGCCCGTTAGCACCGGCATCATCACCGACATATCGGCCTGTGGCACCATGAACCCAAACCCCGCAGCTATTGGCGAGATCAGGAAGTTTACCGCCAGCCCCAGAACGCACACATAGCCGCACAGCGGCCTCCACGACGCTTGGAACCAGTTTCCGGCTGCCTCGGCTTTGTTTACCTCTATCTGCGCCAGCATGGCCTGCTGGGCCTGCTTATCGGCAAGCGTGGCCAGCTCATGCGCCATCTTGGCAGCGGCATCCTTGTCTTGGATAAACTTACCAGCGAGATCCGTTGCAGGCCCGATCAGAGCGCTCAGGATGCTCATTTCTTGCCCCCGTTCACATATAGCCCGAACCACGCAGCTCCGGCTCCTACGATCACGCTGACAAAGCCTGCCTGCGCGTTGTTTGGCAATTCAAGCCCCATAAACCAGTTGCACGTCTGGTAAAACACGACCATGTAACTCAGAATAAGCAGGCGCGGAACAATGCGCCAAGCGTCTAGTTTCTCTGGTGTCATAACTAAACCTCTATGTTGATGTTTGTGCCTTGCGGCCTGTCAGCAGTGGTCTTGGTACCAAACCTATCATAAGCCTTTCCCAGATCCAACTTCTGCTCCCTAAGCGCCTCCAGATGCGTGTGGTTGGCCCTGTGTTGCTTAGCCACCATCTGCTCAGCCAGATGCGCTTCTATGCGCTCACGCGATTGCGTTTGCTGGTGTATGTCCGACTGCACGTTAAACGGTGCGCTGCCTATGCCTGATACGCCGTCAGCCATCAGCGTTTCACCGCGATCCAGACAAAGCCAAACAGCGCGCCAACGCAGAGCAGGAATAAGAACAAGCCAGCCGCCCATGCGATGATGGTTTCCTTGCGCTCGATGCGCTTATACATTGCATCCTTCTGCTTCTGGCGTATCTCGTTTTCCATGCGGATC